ATGGAACAGATAAACAGAAAACATTATTGGGAGATGACCGAGGCTGATGGCCTAACTTCCGAAAAGGTTAAATTTAATCGACACCTCCATCAATTGAAGGTGGCAAAAGATCAGGGGAAGAAATTACGTTTTGCATCTAATATTAAACTTCAAGTAAGAGAGGGGGCATAATGACAAGTATTAGAAAAACAATCAAGTCGGCCAAGAAGGCATGGAATGCAGATAAGATTACTTTGCACATATCGTTCAAATCCGGTGAGAGGATTAAGTTCACACCAGCAATGCGTCATAATATAAGAGAGTGCAATGCCAAATTTTTAGGGTTCTATTACAATAATTACAGGGCCAAACATAAGATAAATATGCATAAAAATAAAATCACTGGCAGCTGATGGTTTAGTGTTTTTTCCTCATGATATAAAATACTATTTTTGTGCGTTAAACATTTAGATATGATCAGACAAGATATAATTGATGAAATATTCCGCAATGCCCCCATAGAGGATGTCATAACCAGTTATGGCATCCAATTGGTCAAGTCAGGCGTCAACCTCAAATGCTGTTGTCCGTTCCATCATGAGAAGACACCGTCGTTTGTCGTGTCACCTACCAAGAATATTGCCACTTGTTTCGGTGGGTGCAGCCGCACGTATAATGCGCTTCAGTTCATCCAGGAGATGGAGCATCTTGATTTTCCTGCTGCTATTCGCAAGCTGGCCACATTTGCCCATGTCACTATCGAGGATGATTATGAGCCATCACCTGAGGAGAAACAGGCTTATATGCAGCGTGAGGCTTTGCTCATCCTCAATAAAAACGTGGCTGATTTTTACCGGCACAATCTATATTCCAGCGATCCTGGTGCTCGGGCCGCATTGGCTTATGCCATTCACAGATGGGGCCAGGATTATGTGAGCGAGGCTGGTTTGGGTTATGCGCTTAACGAGCGTTCGTCTCTTCAGTTATATGCCAATAGCCATAGTCTCAATCGTTCGTTACTTCAGCAGCTTGGTCTTATCAATGACCATGACAATGATTTCTTTCAGAATCGCCTCATTATTCCTATCCGTGATGTTCGGTCCAATATCATAGGCTTCACTGCCCGCATCATGGATGAGCGTCCAGGTGTTGCCAAGTATATGAATTCACGCGATTCAGTCATATACCATAAGGGCGAGTCTATCTTTGGCATCAATACTGCGTTGCGCCAGGGCGTCAGCCAGTCCAAGTTTTATCTTGTCGAGGGTGGCCCAGACGTGATGAAACTCCAGAGCCTGGGCATAACCAACACGATTGCTTCGCTGGGTTCCGCATGGACATCCGAGCAGCTTCATCAGCTCAAGCGCTTCAATCCCACACTGTGCTGGCTTCCTGATGCTGACCCCATAGTTGACGGCCATTATGGTGTCGGCATTCAGAAGGTCATCAAGAATGGCAGTCTTGCCATACATCTGGGCTTCACGGTCACTGTCAGAGAGATTCCTAATGGCGAGGGTAATACCAAGAATGATCCCGATTCTTACATCACCGACCGTCATAAGCTCGATGATCTTCGTGAGGTCGATTTTGTTGAGTGGTTTGCCGGCAAGACTTATAATACAGATTCACCCACAGAGGAGCGCAGCCGGCAGATGACTGCCATTTGCGAGCTTATCGCATCTATACCAGAGGTTGAGCGTCAGAATTTATATATAGAGAATATCGGTTATATATATAAACATAAGAATATGTGGCTTAACCGTCTCAATGAGGTGCGCCAGCGATTAAACCGCGCCAAGATTGCTGATAAGAAAAAGAGCATTGACTTCTATGAGACATACGGGTTCTGGCAGCGTGGCCACTCATTTTGGGGCTATGATAAGGATGGTGGTGAACAGAAGTGGACGTCTTTCGTGCTCGTTCCGGTTCTTCATATTATCGATGCCATTTCTCCCAAACGTATATTCAAGTTGGAGAATGAGGATAATAAGAGCTGTTTCATCGAGCTCAAGCAGGAGGATATATCGGCTTATGCCAAATTCATTGTCAAGATAGAGGGTTATGGCCGCAATATCAGTTACATGACACCTGGCAATTTCCTCAAGTTCAAAAATTACCTTTATAACGTTCCCTCTGCCCGTGAGATCAAGCAGCTGGGATGGCAGCGACAGGGCGGTTTTTTCGCCTGGGGCAATGGTGTCATGGATGATGGCACATTCTTAACCGTCAATGATTATGGTCTCATCGAATACCGTGGCAACAATTATTACATGCCGGCCAAATCCAAGATATATGATGACAATCCGCAGCTCAATGTCTTCGAGCGCAGCTTTGTATATACCACACTCAGCAGCGTGTCATATCATGACTATGCGGCCAAGGTGGTTCAGGTCAATGGATGGCGTGGCATGGTGGGTCTGATGTATGTCATCGACACGCTTTTCAAGGATATAATAACCGCCAATACCAGATGGTTTCCAATCCTCAATCTTTTTGGCAAGACACGCTGCGGCAAAACAGGTTTTGCCATGTCCATCATGAGTTTCTTCCTTGCCGATTCCAAACCTACTAATATCAATACCGGTTCTCTTCCTTCCATTGCCCAGACTGTTGGTCGTGTGGCCAATGCGCTTGAATATCTAGAGGAGTATACCAATCAGATAGAATATAACAAGATTGAGTATCTCAAGGGATATTTTGATAATGTTGGCCGCGTCCGCATGAATATGGATCTTGACAAGAAGGCCGAGATGTCCAATGTCGATAGTGGTCTCATTCTTGCTGGTGAGGATATGCCTAACGCTGATCATGCGCTCTTCACTCGTCTGATACATATACCTTTCACACGTGACAAGTTCACCGAGCGAGAACAGATTAATTATCAGGAGCTCAAAGAGATGTATAAGTTTGGTGTGATGCATCTCACCGAGCAGATCCTTCGCCATCGTGAGACATTTTCGGCGCGTTTTCATCAGATGTTCAATCAGGCTTTCCGTGACTTGCGTGCTGCAGCTGGGTCACATGAAATCGATGACCGCATACATGGCAATTGGTCTTTGATACTTACCGCTTATTTGTGCCTGGCCGATAAGCTTGATTTTCCATTCTCTTATGACGAGTTGCTTCAGGCTTGCGCTGATGGCGCCTGTCGCCAGTCTGCCGTTGCCATATCCAATTCAGATCTTGCCACATTCTGGCAGAAGATATCCGGCATCCGCCAGTCGGGTCGCATATATGAGGGTTATGATTACCGCATTGCATCCGTCACCCGTCTCAAGACCAATAAGTATCGTGATGGCCGTGTCTGGGACGTTCCTCATCAGATTGTATATATGCGTCGTGACCATATATTCCTATTATACCATGAGGCTATGGGGCGTGATAAGAATGCCCGTGAACTCGACGACCCCACTCTGCGCCATTATCTTACCAATTCAGAGGAATATCTGGGTCAGAAACACAGTGTCCGCTTCTCAGTCATCAAGGATGGTTACAAGGTGCTCGAGGAGTATACAGACGATACTGGTGCCAAACGTTCTCGCACCAAGACAGAGGTTGATGATGTCATGTGTTTCGATTACGAGCTTGTGCGCTCACATTTCGATATCAATATTTCTTCAGACTATACCAGTGCCGCTCCTGATGATGACAGCGTTGATGATCATCCGGCGGATCCTGTAGAGGGCCACATACCATTTTAATGTTTTATATCTTCCTGATCAGAGGGGGTGACGGATATTTCCGCTGCCCCTTTTTTATTTTCTATTTTTTTCTTCGTGATTTCCATAATACAAAATCGTCTCTACATCTTCTACAAATGCTACATCGGTCATTATCAGATAGTTACACGATTTTTGGCTTTGTGTCAATCCCCTACATTCACCTACATTTTTGGCGAATAAATGTTAAAACCCCTACATTTTACCTACATTTCTACATTTTTCCTACATTTAATTAATAGATAACTAATTGATAATCAATATATATTTATCGTTGTAGCCGATGTAGGGGATTTTTTCGTTTCATAATATCTATATATATCATTTTTTTTATTTTTAAGCCAAATATGGGCTTATACCACATGTATTTCACACTTTATCGTGACTTTTTATGTTATATAATAAATTAATTGATTATCTTTGTCCCACTTATAATCTATATAAATGAGTGATTTCAATATCTATATTCGCCTGCCACGCTATCTTCGAGAGTGGGCTGTTTTCCATTTCGGGTCTCCGTGTCGCTTTCCTTCCCAGTCTCCCATCAATGCCGTGATTCGTCATTTTGTGAGACTTCGCCCTTCTGACTTGCCCGTCGAGCGTTGCGCTACAGACCAGATATCTGTCTGTATCCCAGATTCACGTGCCAAGCCTCCTATATCATATAATTATATCAACCAATACGGTCAGGAGGCTGTGGCTGAATCCATCAATGACCTCTTCACCACTCAGATGTATGAGGAGCTTCATGACATCACTCACCGTGGTGTCCGCTTGAGCACCATCATATATGATTGGCTTACCGCCAATGGCATTGATCTTGATGAGTATGTCAATGTCCGACAGAAGTTCTACCGGATTATAGAATCATACAAAAAGGCTGGCGTGGATATATCCCGTCACGATAAAAAGAAATAAATTCACGATAAATCGTAATGATAAAACATACTTTTTCGTTTAAGTCCGTTTAACTGCGTATATTTTTAATAATTTATATTATGACTACTCTTATCCACATTACCCGTGTCGAGCGCATACCATGTGCTGATTTAGTTTCACTGGTCTATATTGACCGCAATCATGTTAAAATACCATCAGATGTTAAATTCATAGATATTAACATTGTTGGCCTTGCACAGATGTCGGTTGATGATGATATAGACAATCTTCAGAGCATAACTACATCCACACTCAAGTTCAATTTATGTCCATTGGATAACGTGTATGGTCGATTTTATGCTTATCGTCTCACTTCCGCCAATGGTCAGAGATATTTGGTGGGGTGTTCAGACAGACCCTTTCCTGTGTCCAAATGCAGTCGCCCATTCCCTGACAGTGCTTCCGGTTCAGTTCTTCAGAGCATTACAGTGACGCTCAAATCCACCGTTCCGCTGCTATTTGTGACTGATTAACAGTATTTTTGCCACTATTTCTGATTTCATAACTTTGCCTGAAAGATTGACAGATTATGAAATATGATATGATTATTACCGGCATTATTGGGTGGTCCTGGAATTGTACCGCCCAATATGTCCGTTCCAGTCTCGCCGCTATGCCTGGGCGAGAGGTCAATGTGCTCATTGCTTCTCCTGGTGGTTACACCAATGATGCATTACAGATTTACCGCGCATTCCGTGACCATGGCGATATCCATGTTTATATCAATGGTGAGACGGCCAGTGCCGCCACCATTATTGCCATGGGTGCCAAGACCATCACCATGTCCCGTTATGCGCTCATGTTGCTTCATAAGTGTTCAGCCACCATATCGGTATATGATGATTATAATTCTGATGAGCTTGACACGCTCATTCAGTCGCTCTGCAAGCAGAAGCGTAGCCAGGACACCACCGATGCTGTCATGGCCAATATCTATGCTGACCGTTGCCATAAGCCCGTAGCTGAGATTCAGTCCATGATGTTCACTGCTGATTGGCTCACTACAGACCAGTGCCTTGAGCATGGTCTGATAGATGATGTCTATGATGATGAGCGTCCTGTCATTGATGACCGTGTCATCAGTGACCTCAAGTCTTTCGGATATCCTGATCTTCCTCAGTCATATCTTGATGCTGCCTCACCGTCGCGCAGTCTGATTCAGCGTCTTGTCGCCATGGTTTCACCATCGCATTTTTCCGCCTCGCATTCCTATGATGATAATAATAAAAACAATTGTATGAAAAAAGTTTTTTCTCTCCTTTGCGCCATCCTGTCCGTTCAGGATATCGCTTTTGATGACAGCCATAATGCTGCCATATCTGAGTCTCAGCTTGACAGCATAGAGGCTGCGCTTTCTCAGCGAGACAGCCAGATTGCCGAGCTTCAGGCTTCCGTCAAGCAGAGCACTGATCAGATCAGTGCTGCTGAGACTCGCTATAACGAACTGAAGGCTCAGTTCGACGCTCTCAATCAGTCGCCAGGTGACGTTACCGCTCCTGTTGACCCAGCCGCTACAGACACCCATGATAGTGTCAACACTATCTTCAAGAGTGCTCGCAGCATGTATGATAACATTAAAAATATTCTTTGATAATGCCTACTATTTCTATCACTCCTGAGGCTCTTGCCAAGAGCTGTCAGACTTATCAGCGAGAGCTTCTCATGATGCCAGTCATCGCGCTCTCCGACACATTACAGCATGTCACGCTCATGCCTGGCATTCGTTATAAAGACACCATAGGCGAGCTGACAGGTGATGCCCAGCTAGGTCCTTATTCCAAGACTCGCAAGACTGACGCCAATGCGGTTATCAAGGGTCGTGAGATTGAGGTTTTTCAGGGCAATTGTGCTTATGGTTTTGACCCTAACGAGGTCTATCAGTCCATTTATGGCAATAGTCTCGTCCTCGGTGATGGCATGATGGATAATGATATCACCCGTCAGGTGGTGTCGTTCCTTGCCGCTCGTCTGGGCAAGAATCTCAATGACCATGTATGGGACGCTGTCCGCAATGCTGCTGGTGATAAGACCGTCGACTTGTTCAATGGTTTTGATACCATCATAGCCAGTGAGGTCACCTCCAAGACTTTGTCTACAGACAATAAGAATTTCGCCACTGTGGCCGCCATCACTGATGTCAATGCCACTGATACGCTCAAGAAGTTCTATCGTTCCGCTTCCGAGGTTCTCAAGCGCCAGGCCACCAAGATGTTCATCCCTGGTTATGTCTACGATGCTTATGTCGATGATTATCAGACACGCCATGGCGCGCTTCCTTATAACCAGCAGTTTGACAAGACATTCCTTGAGGGTTCTCACAATCTGTGCGAGCTCGTTGTTCTTCCTAACATGTCGGCGTCCAAGTATATCAAGATCACCACCAAGCCCAATCTTGTGCTCGGCACTGATATCAGTGGTGATGAGTCCAATATCAATGTCGCCAAGTATGCTTCTTGGGAGCTTACCTTCGAGGCCAAACTGACGTTCGGTGCTCAGATCAAGTCGCTCTCTCCAGAGATGATGATGGTCGGCGAGATTCAGACAGCGTAACATTAATAAGATTAGATTATGACTACAACATGCACCACCAAGAGTCTTTATGACTCCATAGAGAGCTGTCCGGGCTCCCGCAACACGCCAGGCATACGCCGCCGTGTCTATATGATCAACAAGCAGGATATTCTCACATATCCCGTGCTTCCTGAAGTGGCTGATGCCAAGACTGGCGATTCCATGAAGTCGCTTGCCATCCTGACAGGTGGCTTCACACTGGCTGCTGATAAGTTCTTCAAGTTCATCGAGCTCAAGAATGAGTCTTCCAATGTCACGTCTGAGACACAGGGCGAGACCGGCGGTCAGACCTTGCTTAACAAGGCTACGCTTATCTTGTCAGGCACCGATGAGCAGAACACAGCTTTTGCCCGCCAGGCGCTCAATGATGATATCCTCTATATCTATCAGGAGCAGACAGGCAAGTTCCGTGTCCTGGGCAATGAAAATTTCATGACCAAGACCAAGCCTGCTCAGGCCAGCGGCACTGCCGTCACCGATGCTTCTACTACCACACTTGAGGTCGAGGTTCCAGATGTGTGTCCCTCTCCGTTCTATACGGGCGATATCCTCATCTCAGCCACTGTCAAGATTGACGCTTCCACTGGCAAGGAAGTTGCTGTCGGTGCCTGACGCTGTTTTTACCATATAATAGATTTAAGTGTTTAACCCGCGGTGGCTGCGATATTCGCCGCCACCGCTCTTTATTTATAGATAATGGATAATCAATTAACCATGGATATTCAGCGTTTTCTCGCTATCGAGAATCCTACTGATGACCAGATACAACAGGCGGCCTTGTTGCTGTTTCGTCTTAACCGCAATCGTGCCATGTATAATTCTGCGCTTTCCAATCCGCGCGGCGTTATCAGATGGGTTGTGGCCGACCTCAATAAGTTCCTTCAGATACGTCTTCATGGCATGACCAATTCCGAGAATGTCGAGTTTGAGCGTGCCACTGAGCATCTTGTTTCCGAAACGCTCAGTTCTGTGCCCGTCGGAGTCGATATTGACTCGCCATCAGACGAGGGCGCGCCTGTTCCCGCTTTGCGAGGTCAGAGACCTGACCATGATCTTCTTCCAGACCATATACGTGCCTTATGGGATGACAATATTGAGCGATACAAGCGTGAGCGCGCTCTTCATGCCCAACTCGCCACCATGATTGATGCCGAGCAGTGTGATCGTGCTGAGTTGTGCTTCCAGCTGCGCTCACTAGACAATGATCTCCGCGCTGCTTATGCTTCTTATGATGATTATGTCATCGGCAGTGATGATGATACCGCTGATGTCGCTGATGGTGATGATATGTCGGGCGTTGATGCGGTCAGACGCATCAACCGATATCGCACGCTGATCAGTCGTTATCTCAAGAAGACTGAGATGACAGATTCCGACCGTGCCAAAATGCAGTCGGCTGTCGACTTCCTGATTACTCACGGTCAGGTGTTCCAGAGCGGCACACTCGCCGCGCTCACCTCGGTTGGCATTACCATTTCTGCTGCTGATGCCCAGGGGGATTGATGTCGCTTCTCTGCTGAGACCTGTTTCAGATAAGCCCATGCAGGCTTATTTTGGTGTCGGGCTTCATGTTCTGGGTCTGCTTGAGTGGCTGTTACCTCAGACGGGGCGTGCTGATGTGGCGGTGTCGTCATTTTCCACGTCAGAGCCTTTCCTGCGCGGCTTCTGGCTTTGTCGTCGTCGTGGGCTCGTCAACAGATGCTCCATATTGCTTGATGAGCGCGCCGCACTTAAGACGTTGCGGTTGCGCTCATTGCTTCTTCATGCGTTTGATGATGTTTATCTTGGGATGAATCATTCCAAGATGCTGCTTGTTCGTGGCGAGCATGCCGTGGTCAGTGTGGTCACCAGTCAGAATCAGACTTATGGCGACCGTGCCGAGTCCACTGTCATAACCACTTCTGTTGATGTTTATGATACATTACAGGGTTGTTTTGACGATATCATCAAAAATAAAACTGTCAAGATTGATTTGAATGAACGGAGAACAATTACAGCAGATAGAGAGTTATGCAGCTCTTCTGATGCTTCCGCGCCAGATTGGCGTCCTTTTGCATATTGACAATTTAGATTTGTTCGAGGCTCAGATATCAGATCGCTACACTCCAGAGTCACAGGCTTTCTTCCGTGGCGTTACAGCCACTGAGCTTGAGCTGCATCGTCTCAATCTCGATCTCGCCCGCACTGGTTCCCCTGCTGCTGTAGAGACGGCCCATTCTTATATCGAGCACCTAAACAATACGCTTGACTTATGAGATATGACATTGATATATATAGTGACAATCTGATGCTCGATGTCGATGAGCTTCATGAGCGTGGCATCGCTCAGTCTACTATCGACCGCATTCAGAGGTTGCGTTCCGTTTATTCTTACATGCTCCAGTTCCCGCTCAAGCGTGACCGTGAGATGGTCGATTTCATAGAGTCTGGCTTCCATGTGTCCAAACGCACAGCTTATGAAGATTTGCAGATACTACATACCATTGTCGGCACTCTTCAGCAGTGTTCCAAGGAGTGGCACCGCTGGCGGTTCAATAATATGATACTCAAGATTTATGATGATGCCAGTCGTGCCCATGACTATCGCAGCGCTGAACGCGCTGCTGCTGATTATGCAAAATATAATCGACTTGACTGCACAGATGAGATTGACCGTGGTTATGACAATGTCCCACCCATCACGTTCACATTCAATGTTGCCGTGCTCAATCTCAAGCCTATTCCTGATGTGCGCGGTGTCATCGATTCTCTTGTCAAGAAATATAGCGGTTCTCCAGTCTCTGATATTCAGGCTGATGAGTTGCCGCCGGTGCAGGCTTTGCCTGACCATTCAGAGTCGGAGGGCGCGTCATGATGCAGTATGTTACACAGGCTCAGGGAGAGGTGCTCTGCGTCAATGCGCGTGATATCACTGTCGTGGCCGGTCGTGGTTTTGGCAAGGGGCTTATTCAGGCCGCTCGCCTGCGTCAGAATTATGAGGGCATGCCTGGATGCAACATCGGTCTGATTTCCCAGAATTCCAAACGCATGCTGACCAATGTGCTTCCTTCATGGCTTTTCCATCTTGAGTCGTGGGGGCTTCATCGCAATTATCATTATGCTCTTGGCATCAAGCCTCCCAAGGCTTGGGGATGGCGCCGTCCGGTCATTGAGCCGCTCAATTGGGAGAATGTTCTATCATTTTATAATGGATCTTATGCCACTATTATCAGCCAAGACCGCAAAGGCACCAGCAATTCTCTTTCTCTCGATGCGCTCCAGATAGACGAGGCCAAACTGATTGACTTCACTCAGCTCAAGGATGAGACCATACCCGCCAATCGTGGCAATAATAATATATTTGGTCATGTCTATTATCACCATGGCATTATCAAGACTTCTGATATGCCTACCACCAAACGTGGTTCGTGGTTTCTCAATGACCGTGAGCATTGTGATGCAGACAATGTCCGTCTTATAGAGGGACTCGTGGTCGAGTATGACCGTTGGTCTTCCGTCTTGGCTGATAAGCGGGCGCGTGGTGTTGCCATCACTGATCAGGATAATTTCTATTTGCGCCGTATCTCCCAGTCGCTTAATATGCTTCGTGCTGACACACTGTTTTATAAGGAGTATTCCAGCATAGAGAATATAGAGATTCTGGGCGAGGATTTCATCCGTAAGTGCAAGCGTGACCTTCCCCCGGCCACTTTCCGCACCACCATTCTTTGCCGTCGTGTCGAGCATTGTGAGGATAGTTTCTATAGTTCCAAGTCTGAGCGTAATCTATATACGGCTTCTGATATCGGATATCTTGATAATCTCCAGTATGACTTTGATAAGCTCAAGGATGTCGACAGCCGTATGGATGCTGACCTTGATCCTGCCTCGCCATTATGGATGGCGTTTGATGCCAACGCCAACATCAATTGGTGCGTGGTGGGTCAGCCTGGTCATGACAATGTGCTGCGCATAGTCAAGTCTTTTTATACCAAGTATTCTCGCCGTCTACCTCAGCTCATTGATGATGTCTGTGCTTATTACGCCCACTTCCCGTTCAAGTGCGTGGTCTTTTGTTTTGATGCCACATTCGTTGGCAATAATTATGGTGTCGACCGCAATGACTTTCATACCGTCATCGAGCATTGCTTCCGTCAGCATGGATGGGCTGTGCGTCGTTGCTACATCGGTGCGCCTTGGCGCCATCCTGTCAAGCAGGAACTCATCAATGCCATGTTTCGGGGGCTCAAGCATTTTCAGATAATGATCAATGAGGAGAACAATCCTGATCTCCTCATATCCATTGACAGTGCCCTCGTCGTCAATGGCTCCAATCAGAAGGATAAGTCTGATGAGAAGTCACCTGAGACTGAGGAGAATAGACTTGAGTCCCGCACCGACGGCAGCGATGCGTTTGATACGTTATGCATCGCAGTCGAGGCTGGTCCGCGTCCTTCCACGGTCAGTCTCGGTGGGTCCGGTTTCACTAGATAGATTTTTTTGTTTTTTGTTTAGTTAGTTTACGTGTCTTATGTTGGGGCCGGGCGTCGTGAGATGTCTGGCCTTTTGTTTCTATATGTAATTACAATTTTTTTTCGTGTCGTTTCTGTTACCGTGGATATGATTTTATGTCCGATTAATGTTAATAAATTTAACGTTATCTTTACATATTCCGTTAACATCGATTAACGTAATTAACATTTTTGCGTAGGGCGGTGCGGGGTCTTCTCAGACAGATGTGCTCAAAATGAGCACTCGCTTAACAAAAAATCCCCATGAAATCAGAGGTTCGCAGATTGTGTGGGTGCAATCTCTTTATATGCTGCCTCCCCTCTGATTTCATGGGACCCGCCGCCCGATGTGTATGTTGTCGCTGACATCATTCACATCGGGCGGTTATATGGTTGTGGCGGCTTGTTCGCCGCCACATGTCGGATGTGACCGACCTTGCCTATTTCTCCGCTTTTCCTGATGTGTCGCATATCTTATGCCTCCCGCTCATTTTTCTTTTTCCTTTGCAAATTTACGTCGGCGCGGCGTCTTCAAGTACCGTCTCTGACATATAACCGCAAAAATCTCCAGACCGTGCGGCTTGTATTTTGGCTGTTATTCCTTGTCTCTGCCAGCTTGTCCCGGCGTTTCTTTTCGCACGTAAAAAGCGAAAACGACCGAGAAGGCTAAATAAAAAAAACTCCACACAGGGCGGCGAAAAAAATAAAAAGCTCAACTCTCTCGGAGGTTAAATAAATTTTTAAAATCATAAGACATGGAGACAATTTTTTCAAATTCAGAGACTTTAAAAGCTGTTTACAGCTATGTTCCTACACGTTACAGAGCTACAGATGCAGAGTGGCGCACACGTCGTTTTGTATGGGCGTTCAAAGATGGTCATACAGAGGCGCAGCGTTATGCGGTTGATGTTATAGTCAGGACTCTAAAATCTCAGTTTACCGATTTGAATGGTGTGGCATTCGTTTGCATCCCAGCCAGCAGCCGTGACAAAAACATCCGCAGATATAAGAATTTTTCTAAATGCGTTTGCGAACTCACGGGCATGATAGACGCCTTCAGTTATGTCAAAGTAGAGGGCGAACGTCTTGCAATACATGAATATAAATCTCACAAAAAGGTTTTTAATACATCGGTCGTCACATTGAGCGCCAAGTTTTTCGCAGGCAAGAATGTTGTGATATTTGATGATATTATTACCAAAGGTAATTCTTATCAAGCTTTTTCCCATCATCTTGACAGCATAGGAGCCCATGTCAAAGGAGGCGTTTTTCTAGCTAAAACAATAAATAAGGAGGGCGAGGCATGAAAAAAACGTTTGCAATAGCCAATCGAAACGGCGATTTTTACAAGCCGTTGAATGACAAAGGCGACCAGTGGTGCTTATCATCAGAAGACAGTTATAGATATACACGCTATGAATGTTTGCTCATCATCATGATGCTCGATATGCGTGAGTGTTGGCACATTTGTGACGGTCGCAAGTTTTTGCCTTATTCAGATTATTATCTCGATTTGGTCAGGGAATACGACCAGGCGCAACGTGAGATTGAACAGAGAGCACAGGAGGAAGCGAAGAAAAAGAAGCGGAGAACGACACAGAAACCCGTGCAATTATATTTTAATTTCTGATTTTATGGGGATATCATCAGTCATCCCCATAAAAATTTTTTCGCCTTGCGGCGAAATCTTTGTTTAAATTTGTTCAAATGTTAAATATTTAGCTTGGTAGCGAAAAAGTTACCTTAATATTTGCTAGTTTATAGCTTTTTCGCTACCTTTGCATTGTCAATAAGACAATAGAGCTCTTTAAAAATATGAAGTACAATCAACTTTACAGTCAGTTGAAAAAGGCAGGATGTCTTCTCACTGACCATGGTGCCGAGCATGATGAATGGACGAACCCCAAAACTGGGGTGAAAATCAGAATTCCAAGGCATGGCAGCCATGAAGTTAAGACGGGGTTGCTAAACAAGATTTATAAGGTATTGCTCGGACGTTAAGTCCGGGCATACCGCCCCTCTGAATTTGCACATCTATTTTGCAGAGCTCTTTTAGAATGATAAAATAACTAGAATAAATAATAAAAATGAAAATCTTAGTAACAATTGAATTTGGAGAGGATGGCACATTCTCTTGTTATAGTGAGCAGCCTATAGGTGATTATGCACTTGTTGATGGCGACGGCACTACCGTTTCCGATGCTAAGGCTGACTTTCTTCGTGCTGTCGATGAATGCCGACAGGCCAATCCGTCTGATGCCCGTTACGCAGATCTGGAATTCACTTACAAATATGATTTGCGGTCATTTTTCAATTACTTCAATTTTCTTAACGTCACCGAGATTGCCAAGCGCGCTAACATTAATCCGTCGCTTATGCGCCAATATACGAGTGGCGTGAAAAATGCGGGTGAGTCCACATACAAAAAACTTTCCGCCTGCATCGACGGGATAAAATCGGAATTACAATCCGCTTCTTTCTAGTTGTGGAGTACTTCATATAAATAAGAGCTTCGAGCCTCTTGCATGTGAATGCATGGGGCTCTTTTGTGATTCAATTAATCATTCAACAGTATCGTTTCTTCTATTTTAAAGAAAGTGGTGATTGAAATGGAAAAAACTCAAAATACTAGAAGAAACAAGTATTAATTATTGATAATAATAAAATGGGATCATCATTATTGCCATAATGATACCACTTATTACGACAACCGACTCCATGCGTTCGCTCATCTCTTTTTTATGTGTATAAATGCATATAGCCTTTTGCAAAATAATCATCGTTCCAGAACTGATTATTGCGAAAATAGAGAGAAAAGCAATTATGTCATGTAGTAGCTCCATCGTAATTATCTTCTTTTCAGTTGCAAATATAGTTATATTTGCGGATAATTGTATCACTTGTTTCATGTTTTTCAATATAATTCTCTTCTGATGATTCCTCTTTAAAATATAATTCCTATATTTACAGCACTTGATAAACAGCAGTCGGGGCTCATCCCCGCCTTTTTTATTTCCATTTCTGATGTTATTCGATTTTTTTCGCTATATTTGCATTTGAATTTAACTAAAAATACGTTATCATGGGAAATTTAAATTTTGTTGCCGTAGATTTTGAGACAGCCACTAACACGCAGATGGCTTGTCAGGTCGGCATAGCTGTTGTAAAAAATGGTGAGATTGTCGAAAACTTCATGAGATACATTCAGCCACCAGGCAATTATTATGACAAAAATACATATCATGGGCATCATGTTCGTCCGGAGATGACTGCCGATGCGCCTACTTTTGACCAGTTGTGGCCAGAAATCCGTCAATATTTTATTGGCACAACTGTCGTTGCCCACAGTAACACACATTTCGACGAGACAGTTCTTAAAAAGAATATGGATTACTATTCCATCTTTGAGATGGGGATAAACAAGTTTATAGACACATGCTCTATGTTTGGTGGCTTATCACTTGAGAATTTATGTGTCGGATTCCGTTTGCCGTTCAGCGAAGAGCAGCATCACAATTCTGATTTTGATGCTCGTTGCTGTGCCATATTTTATATGAAGCACGAGCAAAATGAAAAACCAGACCTTGACCTGATCAGAGAACATCCATCTTCTGACAGACATCGTCTCAACTTTGAAGGACATGATCGTTTGTGTGGCGATGTCCTAAAGAAAGATTTGACCGGTGCAGATCCTTGTAATCCTTTTTATGATCGCAAGATTGTCATTACAGGCGTATTCCCTATAGACCGTAGGCTGATAGCCAGGCAACTCAAGAGCATGGGTGCTGATGTAGACGGTTCTGTGTCCAAAAATATCAATTTTATTCTGACTGGAGAAGAACCTGGTTGGGAAAAGATGAAAAAGGTGGAGAAGCTTAATCTTGACGGATTCAATATCCGCAGGTTGTCATATCAGGATTATGTCAATATCGTTGCTGGCGACTGGGATTCATACATCACTGACAAGGAGATTAAAAAAGACCTTGACCTTACCATGGCCCATTACAACCTGCACCATGTCACTTTCACTGGTTTTGAAAATGCCATTTATGGTAAGGTGCTGTTTTTCGGTGGCCATCTGAGGGGCAACGATTTAGACCTTAGACAGATCATTGGTAATTTGGGCGCGATGAGCAGCTGCGAACTTTCTTCCGAGGTTAATATCTGCTTGTTGAGCGATGCCACACTCAGCAATCTTCGTCTAGGTGTCAAAGACGATACCATCACATATATACAAGACTATTATAATAACAACAAGTCTATCACGTTTGATTTTGATTTCATGTCAGAGCAGGATGTTTTGGATTGGTGCAAAATGAGGTGCCTGCATTTCGGCGACCGGGTCACGATGCAGTTGTATGATGATTACATTAAAAGTGTTTAATTGTGTTCCCTGGCATATAATATCATGTTTTATAGCAATTTTAATAATATTTTTTGCTGCAAAAATGGCAATCAGAAAAAAATTAGTATATTTGCAACATGAAAAAGGAATTTGGCAAATGGCTCATGGATATAGCCAAATATATTACGACAGCTGTGATCCTGACCTCAGTGATAGGCGGATTCGAGGATAAAACCACATTATATGTGTTTGCTTTCCTCGTAGTAGCCGTTACATTGGGCTGGGGTCTATATTTAGTTAAAGATAATACAAAGAAAGGGAAATAATATGGATGCAGGTATCTTGATGATGATTTTCGTGATTATCATCGCAAATGTGGGGGGCATTTACTTCTACATTCAGGACAAAAAAAATTCAGATGCTCACAAGGCATGACATTCTGTTCGCCCCGTGGTCTTAGCCATGGGGCTTTTTATTTTTGAAATTTAATAACAAAAACTTAAATCATGGATGATTTCAAAATTAAAATTGATGAAGATTTGATTCAGTATCAGATCAAAAAAAACAATGTGGATGAATTCATCAACACGCTCATCAGAGAGCGCATGAAGGCAGAGAACGTAAATTCAATATCAAATATGGATTCCGCGTATAGTTGGCCTAGACAAAAATCGCATACATCATTGCACAGATAAATATAGCGATGGCATTATTCATAATAATTTGTCTGGTCTTTATTCTGATTGTAGCGTTTTCTTCATCTAAAGGCAGTAATAATGGTAGCGGATCTCATGGCAGTGATGACATTGATGAGGTTGAGCAGCGCAGACTGGCCAAGGTGAGAGAGATGAATGCCACGGCGGCTGACAATCCAGATTTAAGTTGGAGAAGTTACTCGGATAATTATACCGCAGAGAAATTGTGGTATAGTGGAGATAACTATTGGACTTGGCTTAAAGACACCCGCCTCGACCATTATAAATGCGTATTTGTGCAGGGTGACACCATTAGAGAGCTTAAAGAGCTTTCGGAGCATATCTTCGAGGTATGGGCCAACATCGACAAACTTGATGTTCATCCGATGACGTATGAGGATTATAAGTTTGATGACACTTATAGCATCTATTATTTCAGAATTGTAGGCATGAGATACAGAGACGAGGATGCTCGTCTTCGTGCCAGAATGTTGAAATACCATGAGAGGCTGTTTCTTGTCAGAGAGAAATCTAACGAGAAGGATCCTAACGCTGTTATGGTCTATACTGAGAATGGATACCATATAGGATATGTAGATAGAGATATGGCAGTCCTTGTACGTCAGACATTCAAATATGTCGGCATTGCATGGGTTGATTTTACAATCCAAATCAATTTAAATGCGATTGATGCTTTTATACATTATAAAGAGACGGAGTAACAATCTGTTTCTTTTCAATGAAATTCAATAATATTAATATAAAAAAGGAGTTAATTATGGAATCAATTACAGTAATTACAACTTTTGTTTTGTTCATTTTCGGAGTTCTTCAAATTATTTTGTTCTTCAAAATTTGGGGAATGACGAATGATGTACGTAAGTTGGTAAACAAAGGCGATGTCTGGGATGTTAGAAAAGCAATTCTTATTGGTGACAAAGAAGAAATCAAAAAGGCTGTCGTCAACAGGATCGCAAACGTGATCATCGAAAAAGCTAAATCTGGTAATCTTGTAAATGCACAGAATATCATCAAGTATTATCAGAGTGCCATCGATAAATATGAAGTAAACATCTCTGATGTCATGAAAGAAGTGAAATCAGCAAGTGACATTAAAGATTTAATAATATATTAGGTAAAGAATGATAGAATCAAATTGGTGATTTTATGTTTTTCAACATGTTTTGAAAAATAATTGTGTTTTTCGTTGGCGGTTTCAGGGATAGTTCTTATCTTTGCCTTCGCTAAATACCGTAGAGAAAACTCTACAAGGGCGATGATGATGCCCACTTAATTTCATCAGCGGGCTATTTTTATGCCCAAAAACCGTGTCCCACATTGTGGGGGTATTGTAAGATATCGGCGGCTGTTCTCCATGTAATTTTGCCCTTGTGGTGGAATCTACGGTGTTTAGCGACAGGAGATGCAGCCGCTTTTTTTGTGCCCCGGCGATTCTCCTGCAACCAAACCTGGGCACAATAGCTAAACATCGTAGTAATGGAAACATTATCATCATCCAGCTCCATGGGGAGCGAGTCTCGGATTATTGTCAGTCTGAGCGAGCGGGTCGCAACACGCCGCGACCGCGCTATCCAGTGGCTGCGTGGCAGCAGCGTCTTTTTCTCACGCATCGCCGAGTGCCCCGTCACCCGCCTGCTGGTCATCCGTGTTCATCTCGCCACCGCCGCCCTTGTCGTGTGTGCCGTGGCTGTGGTTCAGTCACCATTAGTTTCAGTCACCGCCGCCCTGTGCGCCGGCTGGCTTGTCTATCGTCTTAATAAGAAAGGGGGCACGTTATGATCTATATTTATGACTGGGATGCCCCGGAGAGTGACCATGAGGATCCTTTATACCTCAATTATTGCAATCTCCAGGAGTGGATGGAGTCGCATCTCTGCAACACCGTGCTTATGCACGATGACGACATCAATGATTTCGTGATGCCCATGCTGCAGTGCCATCTCGACGATATCAATGCGCATCTGCCCGCCGACAAGCATATCGGCGTATATTCAGACCCCCATCGTATCCATTTCGTCAGTGGCGGCCGTGACGAGCTCTTCTATCTCGAGTATTTCAAGGTGCGCCACGTCTATGGGAATGGTTCGTCCAATATCGATGGCTTGAGTCCGGATTTCGTCTCAGACCCTGCGTTCCGCGACGCCCTCGGCCGTCTCGACATCGCCATGGCCAACCGTCAGGTCAAGCGTGACCGTTTCCGTGACGACGCCCTCAACCGTCTCAAGAATATCGCCGACGACTTCTTCGCGTTCCGCCGCGATGACAACAAGCTGCGCTCGGAGTGCCACGACCTGTATAAGAGTCTAATGGTCAAGTTATATGAAATGAAAGAGAAGGGAGGCGACAAATGATTCTCATTCATCGCATTACCATCGACAATAGTCATATCAAGGTTGATAATCGTGAGGAGCTTGAGGCGTTTCGCCAGGCTGTTAAGAAGAAGTTCCACTCAGATGATGTACTTTTCGTTATCGATACAGACCTTGATTTGGATTTTGAAGACAATGATCAGAGGGGAGGTGCGCCATGTTAGATGATGACCGGCTTGCCGACCTGCTAGACGCTTACTTGTGTGACCGTCATCCTTCTGATGATGATTCTGAGAATATGCTGATCACTTCTCAGGATATTGCCGACAATCTTGATGAGATGGCCACCATGACCACATCCGATGTCACTGATTTCTGCCTTGGTCAGGGTTTCCCCCTCGTCACCAAGGGTGACCGCCTCTATTGGCGCATGCGCCGTCCGGCCAAAGACCCAGATGTGATGTGATACTCTCGTATTTTCTTTTGGTGCAGAGATTCATTATCTTTGCACCAATAATTTTTAGTTAGATAATTATAAATTGTACTATTGGCTCCTGTTTATGTGAGAGTACATAATTCAAAGAGCTGAAAATTCATTTCACAGATTTTCTTATATTTTCCCGCTAGCCGTGAGGCCCGCGGGTTTTTTGTTGTATTTTTATATTCGGTTGTCGTGGTTTATCTTTGCTTCCAAAACAGATATCGCGATGGCCTCACTAGTTCAATATCCTTCAGAGCTCTGCTTTTCGGCAGACATTCCCGATCTGGTCTTCACCACATCGGCCCATCATTCCACCGTCTCCGTCACTGCAGGGGGCGTGTCGGCCCTCTCTGAGACTTATTTTCCCGATTCATCGGGGCGCATCGCCCTTACTGACCTTTCGCGTCTGCTCACCCCGTTCGCTTATCAGACGCTCACATCCGCCGTGGTCGTCACCATCACCGATTATGATTCCGCTGGTTCTGCCGTCGGTTCTGCCGTCACGGTGTCGTTCACGGTTCTTTATGCCACCGTTGACACCGGCACCTCTGCCGCCTCGTTTACCGCTTCTCATTTCCTCACCATACTTCTGGGCACCAAGCTCACTGCCGTGGGCCGTGCCGAGAGCCTCTATGCCTATGGTGCTTCTCAGGTCACGCTCAGTGCCACCATGGTTGATGCTTCAGGTGTCGTCACCACAGCCACCGCCACACTTGCGGGTGTGGGTTCCGTGGTCTACCGCTTTGATGTGTCGCCCGCTGCCGTGTCTGCCGCCGTGGCCCTTTTGTCTGGTCAGAGGCTGTTGAGCTATGTGGTCACGGCGGGCTCTCGTTCTCAGTCATACCGTGTGGTCACAGACGAGGTGGTTCCCGCTCCGTCGCTGGTCTTCACCAATTCGTTCGGCTGCCAGGAGTATATCCATTGCGTGGGTTCTCATGTCAAGGATTCCGATTATGAGCGTTCTTCTGCCCGCATCAGTGGTCAGCTGCGCAATTACCGCATAGATGAGACACGCCACTTCAAGGCCAATACTGGCGCGCTCAATGCTGCCATGGCCAACTGGGCCGACGACTTGTTCCGTTCCACCGAGGTATATCTTTGGGCCGACGGTTCTGTGGGGCGAGAGGTGGTCATCACCGATTCCAAGTCAGAGATTTCCAATGCCGATGATGCCCAGACCGCTTTCGAGTTCACTTACTCTTATGCCCAGAGGTTGCACAATGTGCTTCAGCTCTCTCATCCTGGTCGCATCTTCGATAATACTTTCGATTACACATTCAATTAGATTGCTTATGCCTTCACTCACAGCCCTTCATATCAATGCCGTCCGTCAGTTCCTTGACGAGTGCATAGAGAGCCGAGACCGCGTGGATATCACCGCCATGACCACACACGGTGCCGTGGTGCTCTATACCGGATGGCTCGTCATCGGTTCTCACTTTCGGGGCGGCACCCACCGTCTCAAGAATCCCGTCAATGGTCAGATACGTTCCGTGCCAGACATCCTTATATTTACAGTCAATAATCATCCCGTTTATTTATGAGTCAAAATTCAGATAAATATTTTTTCGACCTGGGTCCGTCATCCACTGCGGTGGCCAATACTGAGACCACCACTGGCATCTTCGATTATGATCAGGAGTGCGCCACCTCGTCAGTGATAGTGGGCGGTCAGACATACAACTATGTCAAATGGGGCTCCGACAATCATCTTCCTTATAAGATACGTGACCTCATAGAGTCCAATGAGGTGATGTCTCAGAATAAGCTCTTCAACATCCTCACCTGCTTCGGCCGTGGCATCGAGTATAATGATGTCCATACTCAGCAGCCTACGGTCTACAAGCCTATTCGTGAGTTCTTCTTCCGCAATTCGCTCAAGCGTTTCTTTGCCGAGCAGATTACCGACCTCAAGTATTATTACTTCTGCGTTTGCGTGATCATCCTCGACCATCAACGCAAGCATATCGTCCGCGTTGTGCATAAGGATGCCTGCTACTGCCGCTTCACACGTGCCGTTGACGGGCGTGTGGAATATGTGCTTTATGGCGCGTGGGACAAGTCCACGGCTCCTCCTACGGTCGAGGTCATCCCGCTGCTCAGTGAGACAGATCCGCTGGGCGATCTGATGCAGCGTCTGGGGCGCGAGCCCAACAGCCGTGGGCGTATGAGTGCCGAGCCAGGTCGCTGCTGCAAGTATGCTGTCGTGTCGCGTGTCCCCACGGTGGGCTGCCGTTATTATCCCGTTCCCTATTATGCCGCCGTGTTCCGCGATGGCTGGTATGACATCTATAATTACCTCACACAGGTCAAGAAGGCCAAAATCAAGAATGGCACCTCCATCCGCTATCATGTCGAGATTAATCGTGACCTGTGGGGCGTTATGGCTGAGAAGCGTGGCATCGGCGGAGACCCTGATAAGGTCGAGGAGATGAAGGATGCTTATATCGAGAATCTGCGTGACTATCTTTCCGGGTCAGAGAATTCCGACAAGCTTTTCTGGTCTGAGTTCGAGTCCAATTTCGATGGCAAGGAGAATCATTATGTCCGCATCAATGTCATCGACACCACCAAGCAGGGTGGTGATTACAGTGACGATATCCAGGAGGTGGCCAACACGCTGTGCTATGCCGATAATGTGCATCCCAATCTGGCGGGTGCCGTGCCTGGCAAGTCGCAGATGAATAACAGCGGTTCCGACAAGCGCGAGCTCTTCACCATGAAGCAGTCGCTTGAGACCCTTTTCCATGATGTGCTGCTCACAGTGCATAACATGATCATCTTTTTCAATGGTTGGGCTGGGCGCGTCTATCCTGATATCCCGATGATACTTCTCACCACGCTCGACCAGAATACAGATGCCAAGCAGATTTCCACCAAGCAGCCCGCCACAGGTGCTGCTGATGTCGATGATCCTGATGATAACAATAACACTTCAGCCAATGTTCAGTGATGATATTACCCGTGAGATTTTTGAGGAGTGCGTGCCCAGTGCCCGCACATCTTCAGATGTTCTCTTCAGCCGTCTTCAGGGCCAGTTCATGGCCGTTGGTGCTGATATCGCAGATAATTATGTGGGTTCCTCGCTGGTGTCGTCCATCGTCCCCGATTCCGACCTTGAGGCGTGCCTGCAGCGCATGGTCTGCATAGAGACCTTCCGCCGCAATGTCCGTTCGTTTGATATTGTGCCCACCGCCACAGGTTTCGGTGTGGTCAACAATCAGAATGTGTCGCCTGCCTCGCAGCAGCGCGTCGACAATCTGCTTGCCGAGCTCAGCCGCGGCGTCGCCGAGTGCATAGACCGCTTGCTGGTGCTGCTGCCTATCTTTGTTTCAGGGTGGGGCGACAGCGTGCTTGCTCAGCGCCATATCCGCACGCTCTATTACCGCTTTTCTTTTCTGCGCGCCCTCATTCCCGACCTCACGGCCGAGCGGTGGGGGTCTGCCCAGATTTATATACAGCAGGCGCATTCAGAGATGTCTCTGTGCATCTCGCCTGAATACATGACCTATCTGCTCGGTCTCGTGCGCCATGGTTCGGTGCTCCAGTCGGCTGATGCCATCATGGTCGATAAATGCCGCATGGTAACGTCAGAGTTCATCCTGCGTGACAGTCCCGGCTCGCATCTTGACCGTTCGCTCACAGATTTGCTGGTTACTCAGCTTGAGTCTTATCCTGACAGTTATCCTGTCTATGTCGCTTCACCGCTTTACAAGTCTCGTCACAATACGCATTATGCCAACAAACAAGAGGATCCGTCGTTTTTCTTCGGATGGTGATATCGCCGTTTCGTTGCCCACTGGGTGGGGTGCGCTGACGCAGTCTGATTTGCGAGTCATTGTGCGTCTGTTCCATATATGGAATGGCGATCCCGACGCCGATGTGCGCATCCGTGTGTTCGCGTTTCTCCATTTCATTCGTGCCCGCGTGCTGCGTCGTCTTTCAGACGGGGCGTGGCTGTGCCGTTTCTTCGGTGACCGCCATGATGTGTTCTCCATCAGTTCAGAGGGCGTCAGCTCGTTCATCGCGCGGCTTGACTGGCTGCTGCATCCCGAATTTATGACCGTGCGCCTTGAGAGCATGGGTGGCGGCGTGGCTGTTGATATGTTCCTCCATGGTGTCCCGTTCTTCAATTATCTCACGCTTGAAAATTATTATCAGGCTTTTCTTCTTTCTCCCTCTCCTGATGTCCTTCATCGCATGGCTTCCATCCTTTATCCTGGCTGTTCTGATGATGCCCCTCTGAGCGGTTACGAGCTCACGGCGGTTCAGATGTGGTATGTGGCCGTCAAGTGGCGGCTGAGTGAGACGTTCACCAATTTCTTCCGTCCTTCGGGTGGCGGTGCGCCGGTCACACGTCAGTCGCTCACCGATGGCATGAATGCCCAGATACGCGCCCTCACTCAGGGTGATGTCACGCGTGAGTCTGCTATACAGAATATTGATACTTGGCGCGCGCTCACAGAGCTTGACGCTCTTGCTCGCGAGGCCAGAGAATTTGAGTTGAAATATGGAAAAAAATAGTTTTGATGCCGTCGCTTACTTTAGCAACATTGCCGCACATAATGTGCTGGCCGCCACAGGCGGTTTCCTGACGGTTGTCATATCAGACTCCGACTCGCTTGAGGGGCTGCTTGACCGCTTCACAGAGTCGTCACGTTTCATCGCCGTGTCTGATACCAACACGGGTTCGCTCACCGGCCATGATGGCGTGGGTTATTTCAAACGCCGCGTTTATACGGTGTTTGTGCTCGCTTCCTATACCATCGATGACATGACGTCTCGCCAGGCGTCGCTTGATCTGTGCCGTGAGCTGTTCCATCAGATTGTCTCGCGCATCCTGATGGACAAATATTCCGATAACGACTTCCTGCGTTACCTCGATGTTGATAACATCCCTAATCAGGAGATTGGCCGTTATTACCTCTCAGGCCTTACTGGGCTGTTCTTCACCATATCCGTTTCAGAACCTATAGACCTCGTTTACAATGCCGATCAGTGGACGTAGGGTGACGGCTCCCGTCACCGATGATGAGCTTGAGAAGTGGGAGCGTGACTGGGCCTCCATGATGGTCGTGATTTGGCGAGAAAAGATTCTCGCCCTTGGCATCATAGACACCATGTCGCTCACACGCAGCATCACACCTCAGGTCATTGACTATGCCGGTGGTCGGCGTGAGATCATCCATGAGTTTCTCATGCGCGGCATATACATGGCGCGCGGCGTGGGCAACGGTTATGACAGAGGAAATGGTGGCGATCTCCAGATTTTGGATAAACAATACCGCATTCTCCATGGTCTCAACAAGCCGCGTTCCCGTGGCCCTTCGTGGAGCCGCAAGCATCTATCTTCTGGTCAGCCCCGCCAACAGCGTGACTGGATCATGCGTCGATATCTCTCCAGCCTCCATGTGCTCGACGAGGTCGAGTTAGCCGTTTCTGGTGAGCAGTATATGGGTGCGGTGAGCAATTTCCTTCAGTTGATATTTTCAGATGCGCCTACATGGCGTGACTTTTAAAATAAATTTTACGAGATGTCTTCTAAATTCGACACGCTTAAAACATTATTCGAGTCCATTCGTGACGAGCGTAATCAGCAGGCCAATACAGCCACACGCATCGGCAGTGCCTTTCTGTCGCTGTTATATGAGTTCGGCTCGTTCCTCAGCCGTGATACAGATGATTCGGCCAGTGGCGTAATCACGTTTCTCAAGGGCTTGCTCTTGGGCGACGGATCTCATGGCATCGATAAGGATGGGTCTGCGATTTTAGATATAGTCAAATCTTCTGATTTCCTTAAAGATTTTACGGGATTCCTTTTACAGTCGGTGGCCGGCAAGTCATATCTGGAGGTTGATCAACTCAAGGTGCGCATGAAGGCTGTGTTTGAGACTTTAGAAATTGTACATGAGCAGTCAGTGGCAGGGAAATGGATAATATCCCCCGCGGGCTCGATAGAGACAAACAAGGTTGAGGAAGTGGACGGTGCTTACAGATGTTATTTTGTAAACGATGACGGAGAGAAGCGTATTGAGAATCGATTCAAGGTAGGAGATTTAGCACAGTCAAAGGATTTCAATATCAAGGCTGGCGTATATACTAACGTTTCAAACAAATACTATTGGCGCAAGGTCGTTGCCGTTGGCGACAATTATATAGACCTCTCGAAAACAGATTGTGACACTGGTTCCGACATACCTACAGCTGGTAACACCATCTGCCAGCTTGGTAATGATACAGATACGACACGTCAGAATGCAATGATATTTTCATCCGTCGATGACAATTCACCACGCGTGACACTTTACTACGGTATTAACACCTATTCTCTTAAAGACAAAGAGTATGTAGATTACGGTGTAGACAAAACTACGGGCAGGGCTTTTTTCAATGTCTATGGCGATTCCTATACGGGTGCACGGGACAAATCAGCATATATTAAGTATACGCAGACGAATGGAGTCGAAATAAAGGGGAAACTTGCAGAGGGCACGCAATTGCCTGACGGTTCTGACATCAACAGTTTATCTACCAACATATTGAATCTTGCGACGGGCGTCACCAATCTGAATGACACGGTCAAGACATTAAATTCTGATGTTGACGGCCTAACAGGTGACGTTAATGGTCTATCAAACGATGTTAGCGGGATTTCTGGGGATGTTGACGGACTTAAGAAGAATGTTAATAATCTTTCTACAGGCAAGTTCAACCTTATCCGTAACAGCGGATTCAATGGAGATTATCAATCATTAGACCTTAATAGTGACACTACTCTTGATACCTCGACTGAATTGTATTCGCAGAAACTTGTCAATTGGGACAAGAGCAATGCTGTCGTTTCATCAGATTCAGACAGCAAGAGCGGATATTCATGCGCGGTCACGGGGGGATATGTCTCGCAGTCGCTATATTATCAGCAAATTTCGGGAGAGAATTACATCTTATCCTTTAAGGCGAAAGGCACAAGCATCACGACAGAAGTAGGCGGTAAGGCGTTCACCGATGCACTTACATCATCTTATGTCACGTATACACATAAATACACAAGCGGTGGCGGTTCAATACTTCGGCTTGCGGGAACTTTCACAATTTGCGAGATTCAGCTTATAATAGGCAATGTCTCCATCGACTGGACGCAATCGCCTTTGGATAACGACAAATCGCTTGAGAAGTTCCAAACTATCCGCTACATCACAGATGCGATGGCTGAGGGTTCTACACAGTTCATCGGTGGTTTGGCTCTGCTTACTCAAATAATGCTAGGAAATTATAAGGATGGCAAGATGCAGAGCGTCACAAGCGGGCTGAGCGGTATCTACAATAATGACAACGATGTCGCATTCTGGGCGGGTGGAACCTTCGAACAGGCTATCAGGGCGGTGCAGTTGTATAAGAATGATCCTAATTATCAGCCTACAGTCGCGGAACTTGCTGCGATAGCCAATGCGGTCATCACCCATGGCGGTCGCATCATCATGAACGATGCTGTGATCAGAGGATATATATATGCGCTTGGAGGCGTCTTTAAAGATGTGATTCTTTCAGGTTCGTTGCGTAATTCATTTGTCAATTCGACAGGGAATTTTGATTTGAAAACGCATGACAACACTATTGTCATAGGCAACGGGAATGACGATGTAACGGGTAATTACACTCTGCCTTGGACAAATGACAACAGCGGCAGGAAGATAACGATAATCAATTATCGATGGGATAAAAATACATCTACTGGAAGTGTAGTCATAAAAGCTCCTGCAGACAAATGCTTTTTTAGAAATAATAGGCAGGAAAATAGCCTCGTAATAAAAGTTCTTGGAATGGTTGAGCTATTGGGAGTTGGTGACGATACCACATTCTATGGCTACATCGTGCTGCACGATAAATACCTTGATGCCCTTACTGGGAATCCGATGGACGTTCTTGCTTACGGTAGTGTAACAGTTTCATTAGATAGCTCTGGAAATAAGAGAGCGGACATATCAGCTAAGACCTTTGACGGAAGCACACTGACGGTTTCAAGGCTTGACACTGGAAAATACAGAGTCACGATTCCTGGAACGTACAACTACGGGTTTATCATGCTGACAGGTTGCAAGGACTCTCTTAGCGATACAACGATAGTCAATGCCTGTCTAGCTGATACACAATCAGGATACTTCGATGTGCATACACATGATGACAGTACGTTGAATGACGGAAATTTCAATTTTGTAATATACAGAAATAATCAATTCTTATAATATGAATTACGACAACATAGCAACAAGCAGCAAGTGGGGAGACGAAGCCGCAAAAATCAACAATAATTTCAGCAAGACAGATGTTGAGATATTAGCTCTGCAAGGTATCGCAGGAGGTGGTGGTAAATTGTTCAAGACACTTGATGAAGTCAAAGCTGCTTACACAAGCCCTACGAAAGGACTGTATGCCCTTGTATCTTCCACGCTAACATTCCCTGCCACCGTCTATCAGTATGACGGCACGCAGTGGGTTGCAGGCGGCACCAGCAGCGGTGGTGAATCTGTTTCAGCTATAGAGGCGGCACGTGATGAAGCTCTGACCGAGATTAGTTCTACAGATAATATATTGGTGTGGAAGACCGATGCTGCCACGACACGTTTGCAGGTTCCTTCCGCTAAGCGGAAATCGGGACTTATCATAAGTTATAAGAATAATTCAAGTGTGTGGGTCAATGAACAATATATAGGCACAACTTTCGATGACACATCATTCTCTTCAAGCAGCAATTGGAAAGCTGTTGGAGAAAATCTAGACATTGTTCAGGAAACCGGAGAAGCAACTGATGCTGTGATGAGCCAGAAGGCAGTTACAGGTGAGCTATCTTATTCGGAGATTTCTGATTATGTGTTAAGTCATAGTTATGGCTATCAGGACCCTTCTGGCGTGATTTGTGGAGATGGAACGGATACAGGTTGGTGGCACACGGATTTTATCCCAATTGTTGCTGGATCTGACATCGTTGTCACAAAAGTATATGCTGGTAATAGCAATGTTGCGGTTATGGCATTATTCGATGCTGATAAAAAATTTATCAGCGGTACTATTAGTTCTATTGAAAATCAGACATTTAACTATCCTTCAACTTCGAATGTAAAATATGTTCGTTTTTCTTCTGAATCAAAAGATTCGTCTCTCGTATTTTCGATGAAAAAAACGACTGTTTTAACATTGAAGGAATCAATAAATAATAATTCAGACAAAATAAAAGTATTAGGTGAAAATATAAAATCTAATGCGGATAATATTGCAGTAAATAGCAGGACCATTAATGCAATGAAAATTTTCGACCTAAATGTATTGAAGGACGAAAAATTTGGTCAATGTACGGCAGCAGGTAGTACGGTAAATGGAAATGAGTGGATTTCACAAAAAACAAGCGCACGAAGAAGAGTGGTAAAGACCATCAAGACATTACAAACCACTACAGCAGGAACTGGATACATTATAATTGGAAAGCCGAGCGCAGATAAGACATCCGTAACGATAACTTCAAGAATATCTTTTGATATAGCTGCGGGAGTTAATGAAATAGACTTGACAGAAAAGCAGATAATTGTTGAACCTGGTTATTGTGTCGGATTCGGTGGTGACTTGAAATATATTACAGCATGGGATGCATCTGGTGATGGTGTTTATGGTTGGTATAGCTCTATATTTGAAGTCGGAAAAAATTATTCAGTTCTGTTTTCTAATGATGTATATGATTTAACAGTAGAACTTACAGTCTCTGAATTAAATTCTTTTGAAGATTATTTCGGAGACAATAAAGTCAATGTTAACAATGCTGCAAATATGATAATCTTCGGAAGCTCATATACGGAAGGAATATATCAGCCGATGGGGTTCAACTGGATGCAGCGTATTAATGACATGGTCGATATTAACCTTATCAATTACGGGCAAAGTGGAAAGCCGAGAATAAATAATATTCAATCTGTATATAACAATGATACATTGAGATTTGGAGGTTTATGTACAATTAAAGACGTAAATCCACAATATTTATTATTTGGTAATTCAGCTAATTTTAGCGAGAACGGAGAAACAGGTTATGCGGAATTAAAACAGGCATTAACGCTTGCAAAATCCTTTGGTGCAAAGATGATAATATCAGACGAGGAAATTGATTTCTATAATTATACAGGACTCAATAGCTCTTTTGCTCGAGAAAATAATATTAACGTGAGTTCGGGATAA